AAAATCAGTGGCAGAATACATGCCGTTTCGGGTCCTAGTGCGAGCAGTGAAGACCGGAACGAAATGCACAAGTTCCTTGCAGCTCTCAAAGCTAAAGGGATGACGGACAAAGAAATTTTGGAAATGCTCACTGCGGAACAAGAAGCGCAAGGCCACTCTACGAAGAAAATAGAACGCGGTGGTCGAATATCCGCGTACGGCCGGCGAATAAGACAACTGGAATCTATCATTAAATCAGAAGAGACTGAACAACAATCCATGATGCGCGATGCAGGTAATGCGATCTACAAAGCAACGGAAAAATCTTCTTCAGACGAAGACCAGGCCGCGGCGAAAGTAGCAATGGTGAGCCTCAGCAAAACCGATCGAGTCAAGGCGTTGAATGCCGCGGTGAAACGATACGGTGACAAGACTTATCCTGTGCGATATTCAAGCGGCGTTCATGGCGGAGCGCTTACCGCCTACGGTAAACGCCTAGCAAGGCTGCGCAAACTAGGCCTATAAAGACCGTTGCGTACCTTTTTGATACTTTTTGAATGTTTTTGCTTGCGTGCTGCCCAAAATGCCTGTAGATTCGTCTTCGCAATGACAAATCACAAACAGGAGACACATGAGCGAATACACTGAACATGAGTTAATGACCGACACTGAACTGTGCAAGGTCCTTCGCACAAGTCGGGTTTCGTTGCGGCGTCATCTACGAGATCCGGCAAATCCTATCCACTCAATCCGTCAAGTGAAAGGCTTGAAGGTTCGCCGCTGGGTTCGCGAATCAGTCATGGAGTTTATCAGCTAGTAAGTTCACCACCACCACATTGGGAGACACAGAATGATATCACTCGAAAGTATCAGCAAGGGCAAAGTTGTTCGCGCACCTCGCGCCGTCGTCTTGGGCGTTGAGAAGATTGGGAAAAGCGCATTCGCCGCCGGGACCCGATTCGAAAACGGAAAGATCGCCGAAACAGGAATCAATAAACCTATCTTCATCCCCGTGAAGGGTGAGGAAGGTATCGACGATTTGGACGTTGCATCATTTCCAACTTGCAACACGTACGATGAAATAATGCAAGCGATCGGTGTTCTCTATTCCGAGGACCACGAGTATGGCACGGTTGTACTTGATAGCGCGTCTGCTCTCGAACCGATATTATGGCAAGCTGTATGTGATGCACATTGTGTCGAGAATATCGAGTTAGTAATGAAAGGTTTCGGCAAGGGGTACGTGGAAGCCTGCGCATATTGGCGTGGCATTCTCGACGGACTCGATGCACTTCGAGAACACAAGAACATGGCCAGCATCATCATCGGCCACGTCAAGGTGAAACGGTTCGATGATCCTGAAGCGGAGTCCTACGATCAATATATGTTCGATGTCAACGACAAAGCCGCGAACACTATGTATCGCTGGGCTGACACGATTCTTTTCGCAAATACAAAGGTAGTAGTAAAGAAGGAGGACAAAGGGTTCAAGCAGGAGAAGAAGCGCGGTATTGACTCGACTGGTGGACAGCGATTTTTGTTCACACAGAAGCGCCCCGCGCATCCAGGCGGCGGTAGAGGCGTCTACGGTCAGATACCGTACGAGCTTCCGCTTGACTGGTCAGAGTTCGAGAAGGCCGTTGCGGCCGAAATGTAAGTAAACCACCACGCAAAGGAGAAATGTTATGGGCGATATTGGAGATCTGTTAGGCGGCGGGATCAACCCGGACGATGTCGATGGGGCGGACTTTGAGCCGATTCCCGTAGGCTGGTACCCGGTCATGATCGATAACGCAGAAGTCAAGAAGACGAAAGCAGGCGACGGTGCCTACATTCTTCTGGAAATGTCTGTCTTGGGCGGCGACCATAACGGCCGAAAGATGTTCGATCGTTTGAACATCGTCAACAAGAACCCGGAAGCCGTAAAGTATGCGGTAATCGACTTGGCAAAGATTGCGAAAGCATTGGGCATTGCCAACATCGACGACGCAGCACAGCTTCTTAATGGGCAGCTTGAGGCCAGCGTCAAGATTGATAAGAAAGAAGACGGCGACCTGGACAACGTGGTTAAAGGCTATCGGGGGCTGAAAGACGCGGTTGCGCCTGCGACGCCCACAGCTACACAAGCGCCTGCAGCCGCGACAAAGACAGCGACCGCAACGCCTCCACCAGTAGTGCCGGCGACACCCTCTGCACGTCCCTGGGAAAAGTAACAGAGAAAGAAGCGAGTACGTTAAGGGTTAGAACGCTTTCAATAACGGTAACCCCCTGGCCGGTGCGAAGCCGGTTTCATAATTAAGTCCACCACATAAGGGAGAGAGTCATGGGTAATCTCGAAGAACTAGCAGTGCAGCTTTACGAAGCAAAACAGACCGAAAAAGCCGCCCACAAGACGCGCGTCGAATGTGAAGAAGCTATTGCCGCCTTGGTCGAAACAGGTGACAACGCAAGCAAAACAGTCGATGTAAGCGATACGCTGAAAGTCATCGTCAAGCGTGCTATGAATATAAAGCCTGACGTCGAGGCTATTCGCGCAGACGAAAGTGTGCCTGACGAAGTCAAGCCACTCAAGATGACAGATCCAACGCCTGCCAGCTGGGCTTTCGACAAGAAGGCGTATGAACAACTCCGCGAAGATCATCCAGACGCATTCGCAAAGATCGCGAAACACGTCCTGGCTGTGCCGGCCAAGGTCAGCGTTACTCTGAAACTGGCGTAGGCTTCATCCGCGTCCCTGCCAGCGGGGAACATGGCAGGGGCGTTTTACCACCACACAGGAGACTGGTATGCCCGATATCGCAGATCTACTACCTAAAGAGACTGCCACCGTTCAAGCTATCTACGATTGGCACGAAAAGCGTGACCGGGCGCCAAGGAAAGGCACTGGCCGCAAGATTAACGGCTCAAGCATAGGGAAACCATGCGAACGCTATCTATGGTATCGATTCCGGTACTGCAATACAGTGATCCCCCCTAAAGGCAGAATGCTTCGCCTATTTAAGACCGGACATCTTGAAGAGCCTCGCTTCCTCGAAGAGCTGGCCGGTATTGGATGCGAAGTGATGAGTGTTGATCCCGAAACCGATCGACAGTTCGCGTTCCATGCGCTTGGTGGTCATTTTGTGAATTATGCGGATGGGGTTGCGCTTGGATTGCCCGAAGCTCCAAAGACGTGGCATTTACTGGAATTCAAGACGATGGGCGGCACGGAAGATCAGAAGTCCAAGGATTTCGAGAAGGTCAAGAAAGACGGTGTTGAACAGGCGAAACCTGAACATTACGGACAAGTGATGTCGGGGATGGGATTAGCACACCTGACAAGGGCAATGTATCTCTGCAAGAAGAAAGCGACTGACGAAATTCACTCCGAGCGTGTGCGCTACGTTGCAGCCGCATTCACAAGGATAATGGACAAAGCAGAGAGAATCATACGCTCGCCACAGCCGCCTGAACGTTACGCGTCCAGACCTGATTCATATGATTGCAAGTTCTGCGATGCTTCGGATCTATGTTGGGGCACTGGCCAGGTTGCAGTCCCTGTCGCGCGAAAAGATTGTCGGATGTGCTGTCATGCCACGCCGGAGATCGACAAGGAAGAGACTTGGGCTCGTTGGTCTTGTGCTCGCAAGAAGGTCGACCTATCAGTTGAGGCCCAGCATGAAGGATGCCCGGACTTCTTGTTGATACCTGGACTCGTGAATTTCGCGACTGTAGAGGATGCCGGCGATACGTGGATTGAATTCAAGAACAATGACGATGGCGCTGTGTGGCGTCATGGCGCTGGCGGTGATGGAACGTGGACAATGGAAGAGCTGATGCGGACGCCGGGTCCATTGGTAGGCGCAAGAGAGGTTGAGTCGGTCAAAGAAGCGTTCAAGGGCACTGTCGCAGATGTTTCAAGTGAGTTCTTTCCAGCAAAGGTACTAGAGAACCCGCTTGTACAAGAAGTGATAATGGAAGTTGATTTCTTCGGAGACAATTTCGGGCAGGGGTCGTCTAACCTTGTTGACCAGTACCCGCCCGAAGAATCAGAGTTAGTGTGGGATGGAAGTTCTGAATATCCCTTGATTGACGAGGAAATAGGAAACGCTTTGGGCGATTGCAAAGTGGGGGCACCGTTCCCTGACCCGACGAACACATTTGAAAACGATACTCATGCCGCTTATGAGTTTGGTGGCAGGATCTTACTCGTTATATACAAAGCCGACAACTATGCAGCAATATGGAAGGGAAAGGAATGAGTAAGCACGAAGGGACATTGAAACTCAGGGCAGACCTGAACCATACCGGTACCGACGCATTCTATAACCGGGTGATGAAAAAACGACGAGCCGCTAAGAAGGCTCGCAAGGCGCGAAGGAAACAGAGATAGTGAGCTGGATGAGTAATATGGTAATGCCTGAAATTGACACGGGCGTTCCTATGCCGCCGCCGCGCAACCCTCTGGGCAGTCAGAGTCACAAAAGGAAGAGAAAAGGAAGCCCTTGGGGGCCGCTCTTGCAGAAGTTGAAGATTGGCGATTCAATCGTAATTTCGAGCGCAATGTGGGAGACAGTGAAAGTCAATGCTCGGAAGGCTGGGATTGTACTTAGGTGGGCTGAAAACGGCACGAAGACCAAATACGGAGGCAGCGAAATGCGCGTTTGGTGCGCCTTGAAGAATCAATCGCTAGCGCCCAAAGACGTTCTTCTTCGCGAATCTCACGATTTAATACGAACAGGGTTAACCGTGATGGAAGAGGATGGCAATAGTTTATATGAAGCAGAGAAAATGCTTGCAACACAATTAGGACGGGAACCTTTAACATGACAACATCCCTATTCGCAACTCCATCGATCGAGGGCGGGATCATAGTACCCCGCCCGTACCAGGAGGAAGCGTTAGCGGCGCTCGACAAGCACGTCATTGAGCGTGACGATAACCCGTGTGTAGTCATCCCTACGGGCGGCGGCAAGTCGGTTCTGATAGCGTGGGCGATACAGCAATGGAAAGCGGCTTATCCGCCATTTCGTGTATGCATCCTCGCTCACCGCAAAGAGCTGGTACAACAAAACTCGACGGAACTGCTCGGGCTATGGCCGACCGGAGACATCGGCATATACTCTGCAGGGCTGCGCCGGCGGGATATGGACAACGCAATTCTCTATGCCGGCATTGACAGCGTGTACGACAAGTGGGGTGAATTTCCCGCGTTCGACTGCCTGATTATCGACGAGGCACATCGTGTTCCTGCCAAGGGTGAGGGAAAGTATCGGCAATTCATTCAGGGATGTAAGGCGGCTAACAAGAATCTGCGTGTTGTTGGATTTACTGCGACGGCTTTCCGGATGGGTTGCGGGCCAATCTGCCACAAGGACCATATTCTTAACCATGTTTGTTACAAGGCGGGTATCGCGGATCTAATCGCACAAGGATATCTGTGCACATTGCGCTCAAAAACTGGTGACATACAGCCTGATCTTGACGCGGTCAAGAAGAATTCCGGTGGCGATTACACTACGAAGAGTCTCGCGGAAATCGTTGACTCAAGCGAGTTAATACCCCAGACCGTCCGATCTGCAATACAAATCATTAACCAGGAAAACCGCCAAAGCGTAATGATCTTCTGCGTTGATGTGGCTCATTGTCACCACGTCGCCCAGGAGTTGCGCAAATACGGCATAGAGGCGCCGGTAGTGACCGGTAAGACGCCGGCAGCGGAGCGTGACAGGATTGCCGAGGCGTTCAATATGGGACGCATACGCATGATCTGTAATGTGAATGTCTATACCGAGGGATACAACGCGAAGCGTGTCGACTGTATCGTGTTGCTACGCCCTACACTCTCAAAAGGACTCTACATGCAGATGGTTGGCCGCGGCTTTCGCATCCACCCAGACAAGGATTATTGCCTAGTCCTCGATTATGCTCATTGTATCGATGAACATGGCCCGATAGACTGTATCGAAGCTGGCGAGGTCAAGATTGCGCAGTGCCAGAACTGCGGAGATTCATTCTCATGGGCCGTGAAGATTTGCCCTAATTGTGGATGGGAAATACCGAAGATTGAAGTTGAACGTGTGGAGGCAGTAGAACGTGAAAAGAAAATGCACGAAGCGGAAGCCAGCAATCGCAACATCCTCGGTAATGAACCCGAGATTCTTGACGTATCTGATGTCGCAGTCGCGCGTCATCGCAAGATCGGGAAACCTGACAGCATTCGTGTTCAATATCGTTGCGGTATGTCAGTGTTTCTTGAGTGGGTGCTTTTGGGGCATAGTGGATGGGGTGAGAAGAAAGCTCGACGCTGGTGGATGGCGCGATTCGGTAAAGAAGAAGCCACGACGGTCACGGTTAATACAGCTCTTGAAGATATGCTGCTTGGCGATCGTATCCGCAATGTTACAAAAACGATTACAGTGATACAACGCACAGGGAAAAGGGCAGAGATCATGGATTATGAACTGGCGACAGCAACACGGGGAGAGTGATGAGACACGTATCACTATTCACGGGCATAGGCGGCTTTGAGTTAGCGGCCCAGCGTGTATGGGGTGATGCATGGGAGCCTGTATTCTTCTGCGAGAAGGATGACTACTGCCGGCGGGTGCTGGCTAAACACTGGCCGGATGTGCCAATAGTGGAGGATGTGAGAGATGTTACTACCAACGCCGAGGAGTCGAATGACCGGTCGAGTACACCCAAATCGCTGTGCGGACAAGAACAGGAACCTAGAGTCGGCATTATCGATCGAGGCGTTCAAGGGATCGACCTGCTCACCGGGGGCTTCCCATGCCAGCCTTTTTCCGCTGCTGGAAAGAGAGATGGAAAATCAGACGACCGCCATCTCTGGCCGGAAATGCTTAGAATTATACAGCTACTCAAGCCAACGTGGATCGTCGCTGAGAATGTTCGTGGATTGCTTAGTATCGAAGATGGGGTGGTATTCGAGCAAGTGTGTACTGACCTGGAAGGTACAGGATACGACGTTCAGCCGTTTGTTATTCCTGCAGTCGCCGTCGACGCGCACCACAGACGAGATCGAATCTGGTTTGTGGGCCACCGCCACATCACAGGATGCGAAGCAGAGGGAGAATTGCCACAGCCAGTTGACTCGGTCGAGCTTAGTGGGGGACGTATTGAGAGAACAAATGTGGCGCACTCCAACTGCCGAGGACAGTGCGGACAGAGCATTTGCCAGAAACAGTCGCAACGAGCCGAAGCTCTCGGCACAAGCGAAGATATGGCCGACCCCACGGGCAAACAATGGAGGGCCCGAGAAAACAAAAGCATCAACTCCGGGCACAACGGGAGCAAATCTGAGCACCGCCGCAGGTGGCTCCCTGAACCCGACGTGGGTCGAGTGGCTAATGGGGTTCCCATGCGGGTGGACCGACTTAGAAGCCTCGGAAACGCTATAGTACCACAGGTGGCAGAGATGATATTTAGAGCGATTAAGGACACAGAGGAGAGTAATGCCTGAACGTTACAGCTTAGAACAAGACGAAGCAGATATGCTCAATGATGACTTGTTTATGTCGCTATTGTCCTCTTCCGATCGGTGCCTTAACAGAATAGCTGTCCTCAATAGTGGTGACAGCCCGAATGGTACGGACAATGTTGCCGAATACTTTACGACAATGATGAAGGACCCCATCATGGGGCCCTTGATGACTGCGCTCATAGCTCGATGTATACTTTTCACCCTCGCAAGATTGGAAGAAGTCAAATGTTAGACGCCGCACTAATGTACCCCAGGGAAATGGGATGGAGAGTCTTTCCTCTTATTCCAAATGGCAAGAAACCACTCATTACAGAATGGCAAATCAAAGCTACAAAAATTCCGAAGGCAATTACTGACTGGTGGGAAAAGACCCCGCAGGCAAATATCGGCATTGCCACCGGTGGCGGTTCAGACTTCTTCGTGCTCGATGTCGACGGCGACGAAGGAAGCAAATCACTGACTGCTCTAGAACAAGAGATCGGGATATTACCGGATACGCTTGAAGCGAAAACAGGTACCGGCGGTCGACATCTGCTATTCCAAATGCCCGACCGAGATATTCGCAACAGGCAAAACCTGCTGAAAGGGCACCCGACACTTGACGGCCACATAGGCCTCGATATCCGAGGCAATGGCGGCTATATCATGGTCGCGCCTTCTATCCATCCGAATGGCAAACGGTATGAGTGGCCATGTGGACTCGATGACGATCCTATTGCCGTGGCGCCGGATGCTCTTCTTGATATTATTTGTGCGGTCAAGAAGGACGCCCCGGAGATGCCGGAATTGCCTGTTTCCCGCCCGCCAGAACGCCCTGGAGGCACGCCAGTAATAGAACGCGCTTCATTGTACCTGCAGGAGTGTGAGGCCGCTATACAGGGCGCAGGCGGTCACGATGCCCTGCTCTGGGCTGCACGCGCCATGGTCATCGGTTTTGAATTGAGCGAGGGAGATGCGCTATCGCTGCTCTGGCACGATTTCAACCCACGTTGTAATCCGCAATGGGACCGATCGAAACCCAGTGATATCAAGGATTTCGAGCGTAAAGTGTCAGAAGCGCGACGCACGCCAGGACAGAAACCCCGCGGTTGGCTGTTGGATGAATGCGGCCTTCGCTCGGATGAAGACGCCCTGCAGGCTCTCGGACAGCAATTCGTAACGAACATCCTTGCTGGCCAGCAGAGGGAGGAACACATGGTAAATGTCGAGATTATGCCTGACGGCAAGATCGAGGCAATCGAGAATAGTACGCCTGTTGTCCCTATCAGCACGCAGAAGCCCAAATTTATACCGTTTCCCATGGATTGCTTTCCACCAAAGGCGGCAGAGTACGGGTACCAGGCAGCAGAGGCGCATTGTGTGGATCCGGCTTTCACCGGCTTGCCGATGCTCGTCGTTGTGGCCACAGCCATGGGTAATGCTTTCAGGTTGAAACTCAAGGAGGGTTTCGAGGTCCCTCCTACACTCTGGGGTGGTATTGTCGGTGCGTCCGGTACAAACAAGTCTGGGCCGCTCAGAGCCATTACGGCCGCACTACGCGCGAATCCCACCATGGAAGACATCGGCGAAGAAGATCTAATGCTCAACCCACAGGGCAGGCTCATAGTCTCAGATGCGACGATAGAGTCTGTTATCGCTCGACTGGCGGCAACTCCGCGAGGCTTGTGCGTCAACCGTAACGAATTAGCGGGTTGGCTTAAAAGCTTCAATGCTTATAAGAAGTCCGGTGGAGATGAGCAGTCTTGGCTAGAATGCTGGGATGCCAACGAATACCAGCTTGACAGGAAAACGAATTCGGAAGAACTGTTCATCCCTGCCGCGTCTGTCTGTATCATCGGCGGTATTCAGCCAAAGGTCCTTGTTGAATGCTTTGATCCGGGTAAGTTTGCCTCCGGATTGGTGCCTCGTCTACTGATAGCGCATCCACCAATCCGCAAGACGAGTTGGACGGAGACAGAAGTGGGAGTCGATCAACAAGATGCTTGGAACGAATCAATTATGTGGATACGCACACGACCGTTTGCATCCTTGGATCCCAACAATCAAAGGTTTACTCCGCATGTGCTCAAACTGAGTCCTACAGCAAAGGCCAGATATGTCGATTTCTTCAACTCGATAAGTTCCGAGATCATGAAGATGGATGAAATGTCCCAAACCTTCGCCAGTAAGTCGCGCATAATCGCAGCACGCATGGCACTCTGTCATCATGGCCTCGTCATGGCAGAGGCTCGCAATGACGGCATTCCCGATCTATGGGCAAGCGCGGAAGTGTCCCGGAAGTCCATCGAAGCAGGCGTCCTACTGGCCCGCTGGTTTTTGAATGAACAGATTCGCGTCTACGGACTTGCAAGTTATATCTATGATGAGAAAGAACATTCGACATTGATTCATAAGATCAACAACATATTCGGCGGGTCGGTTACTGTTCGAGCACTCATGCGCAAGAATAATCGCCGGTTCAAATGCACGCAAGATGCTAAAGATTCACTCAATGAACTTGTGTCGTCCGGGCTCGGCGAATGGGATGCCAGCCAGGACATATTCACGGTGAAACAATGAGCGTTTATATTGATAACGCGAAACTCCCTTATCGCGATATGGTCATGTGTCACATGGTCGCTGATACCATGGATGAACTGACCAATATGGCTGACCGGATAGGAATCTCATGCCGTTGGTTACAGAACAAGCCCGGTCGCGTGCCTCATTTCGATGTATGCCTGAGTAAACGCCGACTGGCAGTCAACGCCGGAGCGATCGAAATTGAGCGCAGAGAGCTGGCCATGTTCCTTGCGAAGTGGAAGAAAGACTCTGTAACGACAGAGAAGGGAGCGAATTGAAAGAGTATCATATTGATCCGACAGACAACACGCCGGATAATCCGGCAGAAAGGGAGTGAAGAATGAGCAACTTAATAGAACATGCAAAGAAAGAATTGGAACTTGCCGGGATGATGTCGGAGGACAGTGATTACAACGGAATGCTTGGCAAGGCAGCGCTTGAACTTATAGAGGTATTCTCACAACAAGGCCACAGTGGATGTAGTGCAGGAATGACTGTCAGCCTCTTCCGCAAGCTCGCAGATTTCAAACCCCTGGCACCACTTACGCTTTTGGATGATGAGTGGAATGAAGTAGGCCACGAGACCTTTCAGAACCGCAGGAATTCGTCCGTCTTCAAAGACGCACAGGTTAGCAAGGCATACTATATCAGCGCTTACACGAAGAAAACACAGACCGGATCTTGCTGGGGCGGCGGACTGACACTAGCGGACGGCAGAACAATGAGCCGATGCTATATCAAAGATACGAAACTCATGCCAACAATCGTTCTGGATGTCATAGAGGAAGAAGTCGCCAAAGACGATTGGACAATGACGCTCAAAGATGAGTCCCAGTTAGAAGAGCTGGCGAAGTTCTATGACTTCACATTCTCTCTGTAACGACAGAGAAGGGAGCGGATAAATGAGTGATCCGAGCGTGAACATGTTGAAGCTGGTTTCCCTTGAACAGTTGATGGATATGAGAGATGCAAAAATCAACCAGATATCGGAAGAGTGTGAACGGCTGATGAAGGTTAAGGACGAAATCAAGATTCGCATAGAAGCGACAGAACAAGCCGAAAGGAAATCATGAAACACAAACACCTGAAGTGGGTTGTCTGCCCGAAGTGCGGCAGCCACAACTGGATCGCGTTGAATTTCAGGAAGGCTGCCTGTTGTGATTGTGACTGGAAATATGAGGGTGATATCTACATAGATTCACCGCGTAGCCCGACAGAACGGAGCACAACATGAAAGAAGAATGTGATCATCCGATCATGCACGAAGATGGATATGCGACATGTCCTGTCTGCGGTGAGGGCTTGGGATTGCCGCC